GTTACCAGCAATGCAAAACGGTAGCAGTCACGCACGGTACTCTGTAATGACCAGGCACCCTCAGGTTTATATCTGAGGAGAGAGCAATGGCATATTTCGTATTCCATGGCAACATTTACAAATCCAATATTTAATAAGTACTGGAACGCGTTCGCGTACCAGTACCCATATAATAAAGGCCCAGGATTATCAACTCTTGTCGACAATCGTGAGTTCGTTTGCTTATTATTGCATTTAGAATCTAGATATAACTCAAGGGGATCACTCGATTGTATCAAATATATAAAAACCTTACGGTTAATGATATACAGATATATTTCGAAGAATCCTATCTTTCCACCCTTTATCAAGAATGTCAATGGCCTTCCTTCAGTCCTAGGACCGAAGTTAGGATTACTCATTGATAAACGAGATAAGGGGGCTATTAGAATGGTACTGACTATTTTACAAGTCAGTTACATCCTAAAAGCAGATGTAAGACCAGACTTGACACCAGTTACAAAACCATCGACTGCAAATCAAATACAGATTTCTCTGTTAAATGATTTCAGTAAGAAGTTCGCAAAAAGTATCTTCACTGGCCCAAAACTAAAAGATTGGGATTCTCTACACCTTTCCACCTCTGCCGGACCTAACGGCCCGGCTGTTTGGGGAAGTTCTCTTGATATGGAGGCTCTAAACCAGAACCAGATTCAATATCTGTTCGGGCTTGGAGGACCAAAATTTCAAGAATACTTCACCAAAATATATCCTCATCGTAAACTTCTCCGAAGGATTACTGAGAACATCAGTAAGAAGACCTTTAAGATCTTGGAGCCAATGGCTTTGCCAGAGGCTACAAGGGATCATAAACTCCCTTGTACTCGACGTCTGACGACAGTCGATTCCCCTGAAGGGAAGAAACGAGTGATTGCTATATTTGATTATTGGTCACAAACAGTACTTAAGGATGTTCATGACTGGGCATTTGCCCAGCTAAGAACGCTTAAGTCTGATATGACATTTAATCAAGGTGGATTCCGGAAGGAGATGACCCACCGAATAAGCTACTTTTCATTTGACCTTACAGCAGCTACCGATAGATTCCCTATTACTGTACAAAGGAATTTACTGGAAGTTCTGATAGGAAAGGAGAAGGCTGATTCGTGGGAAAAACTACTTATAGCTGATGACTTTACCGTAAGTTGGGACAGACCAAATAAAGTTAAATATGGTGCTGGCCAACCTATGGGAGCATACAGCTCATGGGCAGTTTTCTCAATGAGTCATCACTTAATTGTTCAATATGCTGCAAGCTTAAACGGGTTTGAACCCGGAAAGTTTGAATCATATTGCCTTTTAGGCGATGATTTGGTCATTGCTGATCCTATGGTGGCCCTATCATACAAGGATATCATCGAATCATTAGGCGTTCAAATCTCAGAGCAAAAGTCACTTGTATCTTTTGATACATTTGAATTTGCAAAGAGACTTGTCGTTAATAATGAGGAAATGACACCCTTTCCATTAGCCGCAGTAGTGGAGAACGCAGGAAGCATCTCTGCTCTCTGGTCAACACTATTTGTTGCTAATGATAGAGGTTTTACCACTTGTGACTACTACGTCAACCCCCATCTGGCAGCGGGACTTCAGAAGGCTTGTGGGATTAAATATAAACAGTCCTACAAGGCCGCTAAAGACTTGCAAGCTCTGCACTCATACTTACATAACACTGGTGACTTCGTCCAACGATGGTGGGCTCTTGCCCATCTCGAAAAGACGCTCTCACTAGATGTTTCCTGTAATATCACCTCCGAAAATAGATTTTTAATCGTTGAGGATATTCTAGGAAGATGTAATGTAGAATATCAGAGTGAGCTGCTGAATAATACAATGTATAAGTATATAGATCTAAGGAAGACATGTGTCTACCAATTAGATTACTATACCCAACAATGTATTAAACAGGGTAGTGGCGATGGTTCCACCCTTCCTATTGACCTGGAAGATATTCCATTAGTGCAAATTATGGACCGTGAGGTCAATAAATGCTCTGATGAGATGATCTCTATGTCAGACCTCGAAGATGTGCCTATGCTGATATCTCTTCAGTATAGGGTGTCACCAGCTCTGGACTTATCTAGAGTCATATCTAGAAGAATCAATACTAAAGCATCGGCCCGTCAACTCGGGCTATTAAGGTTTTTTAGAACCAAAGTAGCTGAATTCAACCAAGAATTCACCAACGAATTAAAAGCTCCTTCTTTATGGAGGGAGCCATTACGACGTCGATAAGTTCTCAGCGCAAGCTGGGGGGGATGCCAAACGTGACTAAAATCACGGGCGGTTTGTGCTAACCGTGAGG